GTTGCGGAATTGCGGGTCAATAGCCAACCCAGCCATATGACGGTCCAACACCTCGCGATATAACGTGCTGTCAATCCCAGCCAAATCCATCTGGTCAGCCAACGTCTCACCCATACTGCGCGCACCGAAAATATGGGTGATGCCCTCAAACGTGCGACTGTCAAGAATCTCGTCGTTCGCCAACGCACGGACACCAACCACGTTCGCCTTGTTCGCGAACCCCTCAGGGTTTGAGCGCAACATCTTGAACGGCACCATGTCCGCGCCCATCACCAACTCCGAGTCGTCAATATACAAAAACGGCGTATCCAACGCATAATCCTGCCGCATCGCAAACTCGGACGCCGTGTTATAACCGTTCTGCAAATCCTTTAGTTCTGCTTCGCGGGCGACCAGCCCCGCGTACTCAGGACTCTTGGGGTCAACATCATCCAACTTCGCCCGCACCTTCGTGATTTCGTCCTCAATCAAACGAACCTCTTTGGATGCCGCCCCGCCACGCGCACGCACGATACGGTCAGCCAATATGTCAATATCGTCAGGAATCTTCTTCGCGTTCGGATACATCGCCATATACGCGTTCTGCAGCACCTCGCGCTGCACAGCCAAATCCGCGTTACCAGTCTCCAACGCCATACGCAAGTTCTGCACCTCGGACAACAACACCGCGTGCTGAGTGTCAAACTCGCCGCGCATCGTCACCTCAACGCCGTCAGCAACGTTGCGTGCCTCAACCAAATCCGCCTCCAACTTGGACAACCGCGCCCGCGCCTTCGCAATCGCCTGCTCATTCACAATCGTGGAACGAGCCTCCTTGTTGACGACACGCTCAGCCTCGCGAACACCGTCACGAACCATCTTCTCCAAACCGTTATACGACGACGACACATCGCCACGCAACGACGCACGAACCTCGCGCCAACCTTTGAGCGCGTCACTAAGAGATGCCGCCAACTCCTTGTTCGGAACATCCACCTTGATTAGACGCTGGGCGACATCGCCACCGAACGCCATGCCGCGACGCGTAAACGCCTCGCGACCCAACATCTTCGCCATTGAATACGCGTAACTCTCGGCAACAGTCCCAACCTCGGTCTCAAAGAAATTGATGTCGGTACCAGTCACACGCTTGAATATGTCGTTCATCTCCGTGATGGTGCCGTCAACGATGTCCTCGCCCATGAACTTGTTTCCGACCACCAACTTGCGGTGCTGGAGCGGACGCCCCACATTCAGAATCTCGTCAATATTGAAGTCCGCGTTACGGAACAAACCCTTGATGGTACTGCCGCGTTTACTGCGCAAAAAGTCGCGCGCCTCACGCGACATCGTGTGATGCACATAATCATCCAACCACGACCAATCCTTGATGGTCGCACCAAAATCCAAACCAAACTTCTCGTACCGCTCCTGCACCAACTTGTACAAAGAATCCTGCCATGCCTTGTATTGCGTAGCCAACTCAAATTGCTTGGCATCCAACGTATGTGGCGCCTTGCCCAATCGCTCAACCAACTCTGGAAGATTCGCGTTACCAGTACGACGCGCCTCATCCACAATCCCGCGAACATCAGCGTTCGCTTTCGCGAACTGATACTGGGTATCGCCTTTGCCCGCTTGACGCATGGACCAAGCCGCCACACCGCGACGAGCCTCCTCGTCGGTCGCCTTCCAAGCCGCGCCACCCAAACCAAGTTCCTTCTTGCCAGCGTTAGCCAACTCCACCAGCGAACCACGCGTAATCGCACGACCAGCAGCGTCAAACACACGCGACGCAGACGCAATATCCGCAACCTTGGCGCGGACAAGCGATAACGGCTTGCCCACCGCCATCGCGATACTGTCCGTGCCAGCAATCGGCGTACCAGCAATACGCACGCCACTGTTGATTCCCTCAGCCAAACGAATTTCTTTCGGAATCGCCCACTGACCAAGCCGCAAAATCTCGTTCGTCTTACCAGCCAACTCTGGATACTTGGCTAACATCTCAGTCGTCGCAAACTTCTCAGCGAGAAGTGCGCGACCAGCCTTACCAATATATTTGACCTCACCAACACCAGTCACATAAGACAGCGGGTCAGTCGCAACATCCACACCAACGTCCGTGATGAACGACGGCAACCGTGCCGCAATCTGCCCGACCTCAAACTCGTTGTCCGTTTTCGGCAACGGAATATCAAAATCCTTCAGGTTCTCCCGCCAAGCCTTACCGCGCTCCCTGATGGAATCCGAATACACGCTGTTACGCCAACCCCAATCAGGGTCCTTGACCTGCATAACAAAATCATTCAACGAAGCCTTAAGGTTGTCGCCTTTTTCTTCCGCAATTTTCCTGAATTCCTCGGACTGCCCAGAATAACCAGCGATGTCTTGCATCGCGTTAGCCAACTGATTAACTGGACTGGCGACATTTATGACCGCTGAACCAATCTTGCCCAACGGACCCTTCTTGTCAAGTTGGGTCTGCAAGTCCTGCATCTCCTTGACCGCGGACTGCGCAACACGCTTAGCACCACTGAAAACGCCACCCCACGCCTTCGCCTGCGACTGCAACGACAAATCTCCACCAGCCGTAACAGTCGCCTTGTAGGTGCTGGAGAACGGCGCGATAATCTTTGAGGTTGCTACTTCCTGAATCTTGTCCCAGAAAGACTTGTCAACGTCAGCCTTCTGACCTTGTTTCGCTTTCTCAATCTCGGCAATAACCTCAAGTTTTTTCTCATACGGCATATTGCGCGAATAACGCACCCGACTCTCGGCGGTTGCCGCCGCCTTCTCCAGTTTCAGTCTTTCTTGACCGACAGGTGTTTTTACGGTGCCATCATCCTCTTTGGCGGGAGTCAAACTAGGACTAACAGCGCGACTCAAGGTCGTTACGCCGAATGATTTTGACAGCCAGTCCTTGCCATATTGGCGCTTCAGTTTCGCAATATAGTCCTCGGTGGGGTCGGGCGTAACTGCTGCCATATCTATAATGTGGGAAATGTTCCCCTAAGGGATTATTCCATGCCAAACATACCCAACGTTGGCTGAGCCAACTGTTGGGGGATGGCTGCTAAACGAGCCAATTCCAGTTTGCGGCGCAAATCCTCAAGTTGCTGCGGGGTCAGTGGAACATCCTCTTGAGTATCCCCTTCAGTACCGTCAGCACCTGCGCCCTTGCCTGTACCAGCACCAGACGACGGACTATAGCCTTCAGCCTCGGCAGCCGCTTCTGCCGCACGCAGCAACGCCGCACGACGCTCAGCATCAGCCTGAGCCTGCGCTTCAGCACGCTGACGAGCCAACTCGCGAACCGCAGCCGCATACTGCTCCTCAATGCCACCAGTAATCGCCGTACCACGCTGCTCCAAACCTGTCCGTGCTGCCAAAGCCCCACCAGTCAACGCGTTACGCAACGCCGTCAAATAGTTCTGCTCCCCGACATTCAACTGCTCTGCGGAACGACGAGCCAACTCGTTGAACTGCGCAGCCAACTGCTGCGCATAATTCTGCTCAGCGGTTTGCTCAGCAGACGGACCAGCACCTTCGGCAGCAAGCGCCGCCTGAAGAACCTGCTGCTGAGGCGCCAAATTCACCAACGGCAAATTACTGTAGGCGGTAGGCGAAATCAGCGAGGACAAAGCCTGCTGCTCAGCAGAGCCAATCTGCCCACGCGACTCAGCCAACGCCTTGGTGAGCGCATCCAACTGGCGCTTACGTGCACTAGTAACTGCTTCTTCTTCACCGCCGTACGCGGCGGCAATATTCTTCAACGCTTCTTGATACGATTCTTCACCTTGGGTCTTGTACAGGTCGGCGATACCGCGAAACGCTTGACCTTTCCGAGCCAAAGCCGCTGCCTCACGCTGACGCTCCTCCTCAGCCAAACGCTGCTGGGTGGCACGGTCACTCAATGTCCAAGCACGGTCCTGACGCTCCCACTGACGTTTCTCACGCTCCCAAGCCATATCAGCCGCAGCCTTCGCAGCAGCCACCGACGACGACTGCTGCTTTTGCAACGCCTTAATGCGTGCATCTTCGCGCTTCTTCATTACATCTGGAGACAAGTAACCAGCCAAACTAGAACCACTAGACATTGTTTCTGGGTCACGCGTTTTCAACATTGCCTTATAGACGGGTTTGCGTTCAAGCGTCATCGCGGCATTATATAACGCAATATCCTCGTCGGTTATGGGCGTCGTCGGACCAACGTTCCTATTGCCGCCATTGCGGGGATTCTTGATGACCATACTATTATGCTCCCTGTTCTAATAGCCCGTATATTGCGACAAAGCCGCAGCCGCTTCCATAATCTGCTGCGCCTTGGAGACACGCAACTGGTTCAGATACGAGTCCAAATCAGCCTGACCGCCAGCCTCAAGCATCGCAATATTGTTCAACTCCTGCTGCAAAGCCAACGACTCGTCACCCAAATCACGCTGGAACTGCTCGGCGTAGCGTTGCAGTCCGCGTTGACGGATGCCCGAACGCACGTTCGGACCGCCCAAACCACGGCGACCGAACTCAGCCTGCTGAGGACGGTACCCCTCGGTATATTGGCGGGTAATGTCCGATATGCGACGCTGACCACGCGTCTGACCCATGAACGCCGCCTGCTGGTTCGCCAGCGACTGCGCCAAACGCTGACGACGCGTAGACGCCTCCGACATCCCAAAATCACCGTACGTTGCCGACTCTATGTTGCTCATCGCGAATTTCCCTGCTGCTGTAGTAACCGAATTTCCTCACGCAAACGATTTATTTCTTTAATCACCGACGCGAACAGCGTACGCAGCGTGTCCTTGTCGGACGACGCCAACGCGTTCATAATCGGTAACTGAAACTCGTTCATCAGCCAAACACCTGCGAACCCAACACCACCGCCGCGGAATCACCCGCAGCCAACTGAGAAGCGACGTTCGCATCCAACTTGGAATACGTAATCGCCCCATCGTCAATGTTTGTCCCCGCCGAAATACCCTCAACGAACGTCTTGACTGCCGTAAAGTTGGCGTTAACTTCCGTCGCCACAGCGACGGTGCCGTTAACAAAGTTGTTTGGAATACTGAGAGTTGCCATTGCTTATCCTTTGATTCTCCTTGGTTGATACTTCCATCCGATACTGTTCACGCCCCACGACTGACCCGCTGGACCAGTCAACTCAATCTGAACAGACCTAGCCAACCCCAAATTTTTGCCGACCACCACCGCAGACGTGGACAAGCCAGACCCCCAATAATCGCCCCACAAATCCGTACCCCAAATCAAACCGCCGTCGGGCGGCGTAACCGTCAAATCATAAATACGACGCTCATTATTGTCGCCGTCGTCATAATCGTGGTACACCTTCACGTTGATATTCGCAGTAGTTGACGGCTCTTTCACGACGAAATCTGGGCGGCGAAACATCTTCTTCTGCATGAACGTCCCGCCATCAAACCACTTCGTGCGGTACGTGCTGGAAAAGTTCGCCGTAGTACCAGTAATGTTGTCAGTGTCCAAAGAGTATTTGTCAACAGCCAACACGCGTGCCTGAATGGGGTGAATCATGTACGCATGATTCACGTCGCTGGAATCCGTATAATCGGTGCCGCCGACCAAACCGTATCCGTCCGCAGACTGGAACATGGTCCATGCGCCGCGGGCGCTGATGGACGGGTCATAAACGAAATTCACCTTCGGTTGCGTAACCGTTGACGTGCGGTCGTACGGCGCGGACATCCACAACTTCTTGTTCACCCAACTCAACGCAATCGCGCTGGGAGCGGACGTGTTCAACTGCCCCAAGTCAACGGCGGGGCGAATCGGCTCAAAAACATCTTGGATGCTGGTGCCGTCAAAGAAAAACAATCCCTCGGGGTTGCTGAAAAAATATACGCCAGCATCCGCTTGGGCGACGGCACGCGGCGCCACAGCGCCAAGATTCGTGGACAACTGCACGATTTGGAACGTCGTAGAATCATAACCCACGATGACGAAAGTTGCGGTCGGCTTGAAAACGACCAAAGAACCAGCAACCACAGCCATGCCAGTGATGCCAGTACCGCCCGCGTTGATTTCAATATAGTCGTCGTCAGCCCAATCCTCGGGCTGGTTCTCATGCGACCAATGGACACGGTTCGGATAATTCGTTCCATCAACGGTGATGTTGGCGGCGAACATTTTGTTCGCGTGCTGAATAATCAACTCGCACTTTGGAAAATGACCAGTAGTTGGGTTGGTGTAGTTGTTGTTCCAGTTTGAGTTTGTAATCGCCGTAATAGCCGTCGCATACGTGTCCGTTGTCAACCAACTGTAGGTTTGGGTTGCTGCCTGACCAGTGGCGATATATAGTTTGTTGCCCCAGTTCGCGAACGATGCGCCGTTCGCGCTGGTGACGTTCACCGCGTTGCCAGCAGAATACTCCAGCGTCGTAAAATCGCCGCCAGTTGAGTGAAGGACACGGTTGTTGTTCGCCAGCATAATGCGCGGGGTCGCCCCTTGGAAAAAATGTAGACGTTTCGGCGCCCACGTCCCGCCCACTGCGGTCGTGTTAATACGCTGGTAGCCGCCGCGGCTGAACACGCCGCCACGCGGGTCAATCTCCACGTTCAACATTCTCGGCGACTCGTTGTCAGCCAACTGGAACTGGTCGGCACGAAAATTCAACCCGCCAGTAAAATCCTGTTGCTGAAAGATTTGCAACGACGACATTTACTGCCCCAAAGTCTTGCCGAGTTGCTGCAACCATCCCTTGTAGGTAGGACGCCCCTTGGTTTGTCCGTGCGCCATAATCAAATGACCGTGGCTCACAGGCTTGGTAATCTGCGCCCGAGCCAAACCAACACCCTCGTCAAACGCCTGCTTGTACACCGCAGCCATCGCCGAATCCTCAAGACGCTGATACACGCGACTGCACGCATAATACACCAACGGAAAATGCAAAGACGGTGACGCATCCACTGCGTCACCAGTCGTCACCCAATCAACAGGCTCACGATAACCGCGGCACGTCAACGTGCGAACATTGTTCGGCTTCGGAAACAAATGAATCTGACCATCCCACACCGCATAAAACAGCGGGTCGCCAGCCGTATCATACGAACCCACATACGTCTGCTCAGCCATATCATAGGACACCATGTCCAAACGTTGCCCCACACCAGTGTTGTCCAGAATGGAAACAATCTGCGACATCGGGTCCGCAGTAAACGCCGAAATACTATAGGCACGCTGGTTCGCGACCGTGTTGAACGTGAACGACTGCTCAAGAAACGACCAACGCTTCTCAACGTCCAAAATCCTGTAGTAGCCGTCACGAATAAACAAATTCAACAGGCTGTCTGGCAGGTCCTCGGAATCCAAGTCGGTGATGTCTCGGACCGTTTGCCGCAACGTAGTTGCGGTCATCGTTGAATACGCCATTATTCAGCCGTTTCTGGTTCGGCAACCTGCTCGCCAGTCTTGGCTTTCAGATGCTGCTTGTTCTTTGAGACACGCTTGGTGTGTCCGATGCAGAACTCGGAATCCTTGACGGCGTACCCCTCGCACGTGTCATCAGCCCACTTGCACTTGCCTTCGCGACCCAGATACGGTCCGCTGGGGGTAGCCAAACGGCTACCCGCCGTAGGAGTAAGACGGTACCCATCAACAAGAACCCCATAATACGAATGGGCAGGGACGGCGTTGGGCTGTGAGTTCATCACAAATACGGGACTTGTTCCCGCATATTACATCTCTTGGTCGGAACGTCCCCCGCCAGTCGGTCGCATCCTGCCCAATTCCGTCTTAGCGGCAGCAAACGCATCCTTGACACTAATAGGCGCCTTAGCGGTACCTTTGACCTTGAAGTTCTTGGCAACCCACGAGTTCTGCACTTGGGCACCCATTTGACGCAAAATATCGCGCCGCTCAGACTGAGACTTGGCAGCCTTGTACTGTTCAACTTGCTTGCCCAACGCACCAGTGCGTTCAATCCACTTCGCTTTACCCAACATCGCTTCACGACCCAACGCCTCAAGGTGCGTGTTTCTGTCGCCAGCCGACATCTTGTCAAAACGGTCTGGAGGAATTGGACCGACTTCTTTGGGTTTCTTGGCAGCCATTATTCAGACATCCAAGACTGACCATATTCGCCCGACGGGCTGGGCGCGTTGCGACGCGCACGCTTCTTCTGCTTAGACCACTTCTGCCTAGCCATCTCACGTGCAGCAATCTCCGCGACGCTACGCTTGCCTTCAGGATTCGCTTTGATTCCCTTGCGTGCCAGTTCGGCTTGGACAAACGCGCGACGGTCAGCCTCACGTGCGGGATTCTTCAACTTCGTGTAGCCACCCTTCTTCGGGGTGTCCCCGCCCTTTTTGCCGTCATCCTTTTTAGAAGTCGGACCCATGAACAGGCGACCAGCAGCCGCGGCTCTGCCGCGTGAAGCAACAGCGGCTTTAGCGGACTTCGGCGCGTTCGCTGGAACCGAACTCTTTTTACGGTATGGGGAAGGAGGTTGAACAGCAGGCACGACTACTTCTTCTTTCCGTACTTGCCCAGCATCTTTTCGCCACGCTTCTCACGCTTGGACTCATACTTTTCGTGCGAACCCTCAATGGCTTCGTACGTTGACTTGCCAGCGGAACGCTTGGACTTGCTCAAGTACGGTGCGCGGGACGGAACCGAAGGTGGGACCGCATCGGCATGCGATGCAAGAATACGATACTTGTACGGCATTATGGCTCCTAAATAGAAATGGTGGCGGGGGCTTCCACCCCCGCCACCATTATGTGACCTGTTCCTAGGCTACCTAATCAGGCAGTCTTGGCGGTCAGTTTGCCCTGCTTCTTCGCGTTACGGCAGGTGAGGTTGCCGTAGCACATGACGAGGGCGTAACGCGCATCCATGTTCTCGGGACGCACGAACTCGGTCTGAGCGAACCACTTGTCGCTGTGACCAACCAGAGTCAGGTACTTGCTGTTCAGGAAGTACACCACACCAGCCGTGCAGTGCACGTCAAAGGTGACAGGTGCTGCCTTGTACAGCAGGTTCTGGAAACCAGCGTCAGCCGTCTTGGTGTCCGTGAAACGGAGCGACGGAACCAACAGAGCCTCGTACTTCTCAAACAGGGTCTGAGTCGTGAGAATCATGTCGGGGTGGTCGTTGCCGACCGACACGGTGTTGTAGGCGGTCGCCATCTGCGCGAGGGTCAACGCCGTGGCGGTGTTCTCCTCGTACGAGCGCCAGTACTCGTTGCCAGCGGTCGCACGGTTGATACCACCAACGGTGCCCGACGCCTCAACGATGTTGCCCAGACCGTTCCAGTCCTTGCCCGAGTTGCCCGTGCCGTCAGCGAACAACATCTGGTTGAACCCTTCGCGCATGGACTCCTCAGCCTGCATGATTTTGGCTTCCAGCAGGTTGATGACTTCCTGCTCGCCGTTGTTCTTCGCTTCCTCAATGCCCGAGATGGCGATGGACGCAGCGTACTGCTTCCAGTCGTACTCGGCGGCGGTGATGCCGCTTTGGGCGGTCAGCGAGATGGTGTCAAAGCCGCTGTACGACGCAACAGTGCTGTTCGTGCCGTAGACGAGCGGTTCAACGATTTTGCTTCCACCGTTGAGCATGCGGATGCGACCCTTATCCTGAAGGAAGTAGGTCAGCGGGCGTGCCGTGAATACGTTGTCCGTGAGTTGGTCACGGTAGTTTGCGAGCGTTGTTGAAAGCAACGCGTCAAAGTTCGGGTTTGACATTAGTGGTTACTCCTTAAAGTAACTAGTTGGGATAATGAAATTACTGATTGAAGCCAAGTTGTCTCTTGGCAGCACCCCAAGCGTCACGGATGTTCGTAATCGGTTCCATCGTCTCGTTCGTCGTGGAAGCCGCAGGATTGCTCCCGCCAGCCACCACAGCCGCTTGACGCTTCGCCTCAATAACAGACTGTTCTTCAGCCTGTTTACGAGCCGCTGCTTCTTGCTCCAAACGCTGCTTGGACACGAATTTATCGTACGCCATTTGCTTGTAGATACCTTCAAGGTCGGTTGAGTTCGTACGGATAGCCGTACCAACTACTTCGCTAACATTGAAATCAGAATACTTGGATTGCAGTTTCGCGATTTCTCGCTCCCACTGCTGCTGGGACTGGTATTCCTCAAACTGTGCAACTTTGGATTCCAGTTCACGCATCTTGCGTTCTGCTGGGTCAAGAGACTCGGTATCCTCAACCTCAGCCGCCATCTCCGCAGCCTGCGCACGCGAGATACCATAATGCCTAGAAAGTAGGTCAATGGTTGCAGCAGGGTCACGTTCCAACGCCTGTTGGATGGCGGCAGCAAATTGCATCTGCTCACGCTGTTGTGACAACTCCTGCGTCTTGCGCGTATAGTCTGCTTGACGCTGATAACCAGAAATTGCTTCAGCAAGCGGAACTTTCAGTTCCTCCCCATCCACCTTGACTGGCACTACATAATCTTTGTAGTCGTCAACAGGCAAATAGTTTACTGTCGTTTCTGATATCTCCGTACTCGCGGTTTCGGTTGCACCAGTATTGGTGTCCACTGCTGACGGTGTTGCGATTTCCTCGCTCATGTTGTTTATTCTCCAGAGTCCTAGGGGGTTGCTCTACCCTAGGGGAATGTTGTTCCCTAGAAGGGTTACAGCATCGGAGGTTGAGGCAGCGGACCCTGAGGAAGAACGACTGGTTCTTCCATTTCACCACCAATCGGCATGTCTGGCGGTAACGGTGCGCCAGCGGACGGCAACGCCCCCATCGGGGGCGCCGCCTCCTCGGGTGGGGGTGGCGGGGACATAATGAACTGCTCGGGGTTCTTGACACCAAAACCAGACTGCAGCACGTAGGCAGCCAGTTTCTGCATGTCCACGACACCAGCCGACGCAAACGGCGCCATCGCATCCACAATCTGAAGTGCCTGCTGGCGTCGGAACGACTCGTTCACTGGCTGAGTGGAACCACCAACTACCTCAAAGTCAAACTCGCCCTGCAGGTAGTCGCGGTCAAACTTGACCCACACCGACTCGCCGTTCTTGGCGGTGATGCGAGCCACCTGCTCGCCCGTCATAAACTGCTGAGCCATAATCAACAGACGGCGACCAACCTCACCGATAGCCAACTCCACGATAGCCAACTTGTCGGCGGTACGGGCATTTGACGCATCCTGAATAAGCGCCATTTCGGTGGCGGTACGACGAATCTCGGACACCGCACCACGCTGAAACTCGGACACGCCAGACACGCGGTCAATATCCGACACAATCATATTGGACTGATTATAGAAGTCCGCAGGGTTGATTACAGCAGGCATCGGCGTAATCACGTTGCTGAGCGGCTCATCCGAAATGACTGGCACCATCACGTTGTCCTCGTCGGACTCCAAAGCGCCGCGACCCAACTGGTCAAACGCCGACTCCTTGTACAGATATTTACGAGCAAACCGTTTGCGATGGTTCATCATCTGGGTGCGCGTCTCGTTCAATTCGCGTTGCAGCGGCTCAATACTCTCTAGGTCGCCCATCGGATAAAAATTGTCTGGCACATCATAGTTGCGCAACATGACGAACGGCTGTCCGAACGCGTACGGCATCTTAATCGGCTTGACCAGAAACTGGTCGCTGCCTTCGGCGAACACGCACATCGTGCGTTTCGCCACATCATAGAACTCCCAGATTTCCGCGTAACCAACGTTCTTGTCTTGGATTTTGCGTTGGCTCGGGTCATCGCTGTAGCGGCTGACCGCCATCACACCGACCGCTTCACGAGCCGCTTTCACGTAACGTTTGTCGGCTTTCACTTCCGAAATCGGTTTACGGATACGTTGAGCAATCCAACGCATGTCCTTGTCACTGGTTGCATCTGGGTCAACGAACACGTCAAACGGAGACACGCGCTCCGCAAACGGACTGTCCTCAAGAATGATGGTATTCGGCGTACTTTCGCCGCCCTCAATCGGGTCAGCAGCATTATCGGACTCGGTGACGACTTCTTCCTCAACGAACCTGTAGCCGACCTTTACCCAACCATGCCCGAAAATCAGCATGTCTTTGGTTGCTTTGCGAATCTCGGGGTGGATGCGTCGGTGACGCCACCAATAATTCACCACAGCCTCCGAGATAATCGCCTGCGGCGCGTTCTCAGGTTTCGTCGCCGTCACCGTAATCTTCGGATAGTTCACCGTCGTCGCAGGAGCCAACACGTTAATCGTCGCGAACGCGACGTTAACCAGCATGCGGTCATCGTCACTATAGTGGTCATAATGGCGCCCGCGATACAGGTCGCGGAGACGCTTCCAAATTTGGTCAAACTGCTCGTTCTTGCGCCACTGCTTGGACGCGGACAACTGCTTCTTGTAGGCAGCCAACTGGTCCGCCAACGGTTTCCTAGCCATTACTTACCACGCCCTTTGTGCCATCCGATATGTTCATCCAACTTAGTCGCGACCCCATCCACCTTGTCCGCGACCCTTTCCAGCAATGCACGACCTTCCGCATGTTGCGCGGTATTCTCTCGGCGCAACTTCTGAATTACGACCACGAGCGGACCTGAGATTACCGCAACGATAACAGGAATCCACATGGGGTCCATACATCAAACCCAACGTGTCCCGACAGGCTCGGCATTGTAACCATTTATCTTCGCGTCGCTGACAATTTTCTCTTGACGTTCCTTGATGGTCGGACCGTGAAACTCGTCCCTGCCTTGGGTGAACCCTAGGCGGACGGTTTTGACGTGGCAACCAAAGCAAACAGCGCCCCTGCGGGGCATCTCATCGGACTGGAATTGCTTTCCGCACGGTTTACAGACAATCATCATACATTTATGCCCTAGTTGTTCCCAAAAGTCACATTCCAGTACGCGAACGGATGTTATGCGCCCCAATCGGCACCTTTCCCACTGGATATTCACGATAAATATGCTGCTCCCACCACATCAAACTGTTCTTCGGAACGGCAGCATCCCCCCGATACTCGGGCATCCACACATACTTCAACATCTGGTTCGCAATAGCCAAACTGATGGTTCGGTCGTCATGCGGACTACCAGCCATCTTGCCGTTCGCCTTGCGAACGAATGTCCGCAACTCGGCAATCGTCTGCGCACAATACACCTCAAGTTCATTCGTCCTGAGAGCAGCGGACAACTCGTCAATCATCAACGGCTTAGTGCTGACAGTGGTACGCCAACCCAACATGTCCGTAGCCTCGGGACGAACATGACCCAAACGGCGTTGACGATACAAATTCTTATAACCCAACTTCTGCGCCGCCTTTAGGGCGGTCAAACCGTGGTTGTTATTCTCAATACCAACCAGCGCACCGTTGTACCACCAACCCAACTGCGCCATCAACTCCCCAAACAAATCAGGTTCAATATGACCATGCCAATGCGCCGCCACAAAACCCTTAGAGGCGTTGATTATGTGACACGAACTGTAGTCGCCATACGACAAACCTTCAGCAACGTCAGCACCAATCGTATAAACACATTCCTTATCGGGAAACTCCCATATTGACAACTCGCCTTCTTCCGTCGGATGAAATTCCGCAACATTATTCGCATACACATGCAAATACCCGCGGTCAGGTTCCGCAACTGTCATCCCATCCAACAAATCAATATCAAACACAGGATTACCCGACTTAATAAACGCTTCCTCTGGAAAACGCGGATACTCCTGATGCAACTGCCACGGCTGCATATTGTGCGCCTTGTCCTCGTACCAGTCCTCGCCACGTTCACCGTCCGCTGACCAAGGATAAAAAATACCTGTGAATTTGTTGGTTCCCGTTTGGGAACCAACCCACAACTGATGAAAAAAGTTACCTGACCCATTAGCAGTGGACAAACCATGCACACGCCCACCCACGTCAGCAATCGGCTCAATAGACGCCCACGCTTCCTCGGGATTCGGTAGAAACGCCCATTCATCCACAAACACCGCATACACCGACTCACCACGCGCAGGGTCGCTACCTGACGGCAACGACTCAATAGCCGACTCATTATCAAACACCATCTTAAGTTGATGGTCAGTTGTTTGCTTCGGTCCACGGTCCTTCATCCAAAACGGCATAAACCGATAACCATACTTTGATTTCGCCAGCAACTTCGCAGCCTCACGTTCCGTGCGCGACAACATGATTATGAATCGGTCAGCACTAAAGAACACCATCCAAAACGCGTACGCGGCAGCCAACGTAGAAAAACCAATCTGGCGAGCCTTCAAGACAACCGTGTAGCGGTCACTCATCCATGTGCGTACCGTCTGAATTTGCGCTTCACGCAACACAAACTTGATACGTCCACGTGACGGATGTTTAACATGCCAATAGTTTTCACAAAAATATCGGAACGCCTCAATTTGCTGCTCAAGCGTCGCATTGTCCCCGCCACAACATTTACGCCATTCTTTTTCATGCAACAATTCTTGAATGTTCATAAACCCCACGGCTGCCAGCCGTTACCATTTCTTTCAACACTGTAATCATAAATAGCCTTAGCGGCTTTCAGATTCGTCAACGGAACATACAAATCATCACAATCATCAACAATATTCTGAGACTGCAACCAACCATCCTTAAAGTAGCGAGATGGTTTGCACCAAAACATATTAATCTGCATCAACCCAATACTGCCACCATTCGGGTCATTCGGATTGAACACCGTATAAATACAGCGAGATTCTTTGTGCATTACCCGCAATGCCGTATTGTGTGTGGTGGGACCAAAACCTACGTACGCGACTGCCATCGCGTACTCTGGGCAGTGTTGTGACCGTCGCCAATCAGGTTGAGCGGGGACAACTGCCAATATAGCAGCCAACAGCAGTTTCATTATTCCTCCAGTCAATCACACGCTGATGCGTGTGAATAATACTATCGGGATTTCTTGGTTCTGCCAAACGCCTTATCGTTCGGGTTAACCCAACGCAAAACAGGAGGCAACACAGCAACCACAGCAGCCTTGAAGATGTCCTCAGCGTTCCAATTACCAGTGGCAACAACGGCTGCCACGGCAGCCAACACGCTGCGAGCGTACGACTGTAATGCGGCTTGCTGTTTCTTATTCAGTTTCATTCCGTCACCTCAACCCACGAAACCGTATTCTCATCCCACGAGTATTGTTTTCCATCTGTCGGATATGCCACAGGCGCTTCCCACTGACATGTGGTTTCGTTCAACACCCACGACGCAAACGGTTGCGGCGGAGTAAAAGCGTCACGTGCCACATCGTACGTGTAGCCGATGCCCGCATAGTTCTTGCGGAAGTTTGCGTTGTATGAGGTTTGCTTCCAGTTAGAGCCAAGACCAATAGATGCAAGGAAGTTGATTCCTTGCTGTTCGTTGTCTGGTGCAGGGTCGGGGCAATCATTGTTGGAAACCGCGAGGACACGCAGTACCACATTGTTGTCGTCTAGTTCAGCAAAGTACGCCATAGTTTCTCCTTATGACCAGCCTATTGTTCCTGTGTCGTTGAAAGTGTAAATGTGGTATCCACCAGAAGTGGTTAGTGTTCCACCAGTCAAAGTTGATGCCGCTGGTGAAGTATCTGCGTAACGCAAAATGACAACACCTTTTCCGCCCGCACCAGCATTACCGCTAGCAGCCCAAGCACCGCCACCACCACCGCCAGTATTGGCACTACCAGTGCCACCGTTCCCAGCGCCACCGCCACCAGAGCCACCTGCCCCGACGGTTCCTGACCCTGCGTTGCCACCACCACCACCGCCACCACCACGAGTCACTGCGCTACCCGTAATGCTGTTGCTCAATCCTGCGCCACCACTACCACTGTTGTTTGTTCCTGCTGAACTTCCGCCCAGCCCACTCGCGCCGCCACCGCCACCAGACCCATAAATGTGACCGCCGCTACCGCCGTTGCGACCTTCATTTGCTGTTCCAGCACCACCAGCGGCAGCACCGCCAGCGTTCCAGCCACCACCGCCGCCTCCAGAACCACCAGCGCTACCTCCAGAGAATGTTCTGCCGCCACCACCGCCACCACTCGTGCTGATGGTTGTAAGTCCTGTTCCAGCAATACTGGAAGTAGAACCGTTTGTCCCTTGGGTTTGCCCGTTTGTGGTTGATGATATTCCGCCAGCACCGCCAGCACCAACAGTAATCGTGTAAGTAACACCACTAGAAGGTGCCCATGTTGATTCAGCAGAAGAGTTGGCACCTGATGTTGCACCAGAAACAGAAGTTCTGTAGCCACCAGCACCACCACCACCAGCAGCATCTCTATCTGCATCTCGGTATCCACCACCGCCACCGCCACCACCAGCGATGACTAGATATTCAACTGAACTTGGCACATAGATGGGTGCCGTCCAACCGTTGCCAATCCACTGACCGACGATTGTTGAAGGGCGTGTGCGCTTTCCACCGCGGCTCATGCGACCACCAAACTACCCGTGTCGTTGAATGTGTGAATCGTGTACGAACCCGATGTGGTGATAGTTCCACCAGTGATGGAAAACGATTGCGCTGAAGCATCTGCTGTGAGATAACGGATGATGACTAGACCTTTGCCACCATTGCCACCAGATGTGCTACCACCTGTTGCACCAGCACCTCCGCCGCCACTTCCTGTGTTTGCTGTCGCATTACTACCATTCGCACTAGAACCACCATTGCCACCGCCATTGGTTCCAGTTCCAGCCCCACCTGTAGCGCCTCCACCACCGCCACCAGCACGGGTAACAGAACTACCTGTTATGGATGATGCAAGACCTACGCCGCCAGACGCATCTTCTGGATAGGAATTTTTACCTGTACCACCAGCACCACCGCCGCCGCCGCCACGGCTTACACCAGAATTTCCTGTGTATGCTCCGCCATCATAACCTTGTGCCGAAGTTCCAGCACCACCAGCACCAGAAGTATTATGACCACCACCACCAGAACCACCATCTGCAGCGGTGCTGGTTCCCTTACCACGACCTCCACCAGTGCTGGTTATTGTGGAAAACGAACTGTCACTTCCTTGTGCATTGCTACCACCACCGCCACCAACTGTGACGGTGTAAGAGCCAAGCGTAACCGTAATTTGACTTTCAGCGGATGAACCACGCCCTGATGTTTCGCCACTTACAGAATTGCGATAACCACCTGCGCCACCACCGCCACCATTAAAAGTATTAGTTCCATTACCGCCACCACCACCGCCAGCAATAACCAAAAAATCCACATTGATTGGGTACTGAGGTGCACGCCAGCCGTTGCCGAACCATTGACCGACAATCGTACTAGGGCGCTCTCGCTGGTCAAACCGCATTATGCGGACTCCTCAGACCGTAATCTGGTTTACGTATCCGTGAATCGTGATAACGTTCGCAGTCGCAGCAAATGCGCGAACCACAAGAGCAGTCGCATTTCCTTTGATGAGAAGTCCAGGGGCTACAAGAACCAAACCAGACTCGGCAGCAATCGTCAATTCAATCAAATCATCAGGGCTGCTAGTGCCACCCCACTCAATCGTCAACTTGCGGGCAGTCGTATCTGTGTTGATTGCGTACAGCCACACTTCATCCAACGTAGTAGCAGTAGTGCTGCCAGTGTGAATCGTTGTGCCTGCGGTTGCCGTAGCGGCAACCTTGATGGCGCGACCATCTGTTGAACCGCTGAGAATCTTCTTGGTAAAAGTTGCCATATCTACTCCTAGTGGGATTCGTTCCCTAGTTGAATACTGCCCCAGCCAAAACTGCTTGGTCTGAGTCCACAGGGCTGGCGGGGACCGCCGCCCATTTGACGCCAGCCGTTTCGGCTGAGTCAACCATCAAAACATGTCCGTTGGTGCCACCAACCGCCAAACGGGCAGGCGTATCATTAGCCGTAGCAACAATCAAGTCGCCCTTGGCATCAACCAAAGCGTTTGCAATATACGTGCTAGAAGCCGTAGCCGACTTCAAGTAACCCTGACCAACAACATAACCCGTAGTCGCCACCTGAGTCGTATTGGTGTCCACAGCGGCAGTCGGAGCGGCAGGTGTACCCGTAAAAGTTGGCGAAGCCAAGTTTGCCTTCAAGGCTGAACGAGCAGTCGTATAATATAGATTCGTTGCGCCTTCAGCCAACTCATCCGAGTCAGTCGGAATCAAGTTCGTAATGACTGTTGCACTGGCAACATATTCTGCAATATCAGCCAACGACATCTTCTTGGTCGTTGTAGCGCTAGTGTCAACAATGGGAACGACATCCGTAGCGGCAGCAGCAGCCGCCGTAAGCGCAGTCAGTTGAGAAATTTTTAGGTCAGACATTTCCAGCCTCCAACAGCATAAACGAGCCGTCCTCTAATAGAATATCGTTCCCCGTTTCCAACTCAAGGTTAGAAACCACATAGTCGGGGTCAGTCCAATATGCGAACGCCGCATCAGACCACGTAGTAGCAGCAGGTACAACAGCCGCATAATACTCGTAAGAACCTAGTCGCGGGGACAGGTTCTCGGCATGCAACAAATCACCCAACGTGGGTGCAACGCTGGGATGCAACGCCTTGAGGGCGGTGAACATCGCGTCGTTAATTGTCGTCATAGTCCCTGAACTTTCTTGGTTCCCCTTCGCAACACGAATCCTTGTGTTTGCATTGCGGACATAGCCACCTAGTTGCTTCAGGCGGATATTCGCATCCGCACATCGGGCACTCTATGAGACTACTCACTATAGTGGCGGTTGTTCTCGCTCCCGCCGCAACACCCTAGCCTCCTGAGCAATCAACGCATCCAACTCCTCATCGGACAACTCCGCCAACGTCTGTTTATGTTCAACCTTGATTTGGGTCGGGGCAAACCGATTCGTTGCCTGTAGATATAGTTGTGCGGCTTTGTTGTCCCCGCCCAAAGCAGCCTCGTACAAAGAGTCCAACAACCGTTGAGTACGCTCAGGTGACTCCTGCAGGTCGTTCACACGCCGTTCCCACTCCGCCTTGAAGGCAGGTTTCTTCTCCCAGCGACGTAACGTAGTTACGTCAACCGTATTCTCCTTAGCGTACTTCTCCTTAGAGGATGGTTCACGCATGGGTTGCGGTAAACACAACCATTGCAAATATTTTTCTTGTCGCGGGTCCAAAACGTTCTCGGTGTCCATCACTCACCGTCCGTGCTGTTCCCGACCACCGAGAGTGGTTGCGATACTACTGTCCGTTAGGGAACGGGAGAGGGGGGATATAGGGGGGTGAGGGAAACCCCCAATGGTTGCACCGAGCCATAGCGAGGTGCAGCATGGACAAGATGGAAGAAACACCTTTGTTATGCTGGTAAATATCCTGAAGATGGTAGCGGGGTTGCTACTGGGTGTGGTTGGGGCTTCACTGTTAGTGGTTTTGGCTGGGTGGCATTTGTTGCGGGAAATGGACCGCATGGACTCGCGGAACGGTGAATGATGTTAAAGCCGACTAGCGGACTCAGGAATTGGGACTTGGTGTTGGTGGAATGGCAGGACGCGTTTGACGCGACCGCAGGCTGGCACGACATAGACTCCTACAAGGAAACCGAGTGCATCATTCGGACTGTCGGCTATTGGTGGAACACACCCAACCCCAGCGGATACATGGTGTTGGCAGCAACTCGTGGACAAGGCATTGTTTCTCAGGTCACACATATTCCGAATGGTATGATTAAATCAGTAACCCGACTACAACCTAGGAGCAAACTAAAATGAAGAAACCAGCAAAAGTATCTAAGGTGATGCGTGAATACAAGAAGGGGACCCTGCACTCTGGTAAAGGTGGCAAGGTTGTCAAGTCACGTCGCCAAGCCATCGCAATCGCACTCAGCGAAGCAGGCATGTCCAAACCCAAAGCGAAACGTAAGCCGAAGCGCAAGTAATGGGTTACACCAAACCAGCGTTACGCAAACGCATCGTTTCTGCTGTCAAAGCAGGAACCAAAGGCGGCAAAGCGGGGCAGTGGTCCGCTCGTAAAGCGCAAATTGTAGCGCAACGCTACGAGAAGGCTGGGGGCGGCTACACAGGTAGCCGTACCAAAAAACAGCAATCCTTACAGAAGTGGACGAAAGAAAAGTGGAGAACATCTGATGCCAAGCCCGCTATTAGACGTGGTGGCACAACTAGATATTTGCCAGATAAGGCGTGGGACAAACTGTCATCATCCCAGAAGGCGGCAACAAATCGCAAAAAACTACAAGGCTCAAAACAAGGCAAACAGTTTGTTGCGAACACTAAGGCAGCAAAAGCAGCAGGACGCCAAGTCCGCAGGAGCAAATAATGGCTAAAGCAAGAAAAACCACTAGGGACCCACGATTAAAGCGGGCTGGAGTCTCAGGCTACAATAAGCCGAAGCGTACACCGAACCATCCCACCAAGTCGCACATTGTCGTCGCTAAAGTTGACGGCAAAGTAAAAACCATCAGGTTCGGTGAGCAAGGTGCGAAAACGAATCAGAACGCTGGACAGCGTAAACGGTTCAAGTCACGTCACGCAAAGAACATTGCGCGTGGACCAATCAGCGCAGCATGGTGGGCTAACAAAGTCAAATGGTAACAAATCACGCATAGCGTGATTTATCGGTGGCTCGTAGCACAACTGGCAGTGCAACGGACTGTTAATCCGTAGGTTCTTGGTTCAAGCCCAAGCGAGCCAGCCATACCAATAGTTACCACCAGTAGCAACTATTCGTATCGTAAACCCACACCATCACAGCACGGACAAACAGGTGGGGGACCCAAACAAAACCCCGTACGGAGGTGTGCCCACCGTCACAACAAGGTATGCCTGACCCCAAAACGACACGCCCTCGCCCTAGGCTATAACTATATTACACGGATGCGGGGGTGGCGCCCCCCTAGGCACCCCCACCCATGCTGGTGCGGCGTACGTGTGTGCGTCACGCGACCCCATTTTCGCCGCCATAATCCGCCCATAATCCACCCCCAAAATTTTCGGGGTACTTGACAAGCGGCGCCGAATGTGGTACCACGCGCGCCGCGCCCCCATGCGACGCGCGGGAGCGCAAACGGGCGTCTGGGTGTGCGCTTGGGTATGTGATTGCCGAAAAAATATTTTTGGAAATATATATTTATATATATTTCCAATTTTGGGGGGTAGTTGACAAGTGGGTTTCGGGTCGCTTACCGTGTTTGGCATCGTCAATTCGTCGTCGCATCACCATGGCGGCGAATCACGGGAATCGCCCAAATAGCGGCGGTGGCAAACGCAACGGTGGCGACTACGCCCCGATTCGTTGTTGGCGTGAAGCAATCAGGGGACATGACGCCCCGTGAAGCGCTGGCAGTCTCAAGCGGCTTAGGTCGCGATACGGTCACACCGTGGGACTGAGCGAGTACCGTGAGGGCACTGAATCGTGCACGGCTCGTAATGGGAGCGGATACGGCGCCATCGTTGCGCCGCGTCGGGAGTATGGTCAGCCCTGCAATGTGGGAGTGACAACGGCGCGGAATTGCGGCGAGCGGGGACGTATTCGTTGGGTGTGCCGCGGCATTATGCGGCACGCTGCTAGGGTGTATGACGTTCGCGGGATGCGGAACAAGACACGCCACGGAACACGTGGCGCGCCGAGTACCGTGAACGGCTACGGTTGCATACGTAGTGGGCGCCAAGGGTTGCGAGAACGAAACGCGACACGTTGAACACGTGCCGCGTCCACGGATAAATGTCCGTGCTGACGAGTTCAGATACACACACGAAAGGTACACACACATGACACGGAAAGATTATCGGGCGCTGGTCAAGGCGCTTGCATTGGTTGGAGCGCGTAGCGACGAGCACGGGCGCATAATTGCGGAGGCGGTCGTGGAGGTCGCCAAGGTGTGCGCCGCGGATAATGCGAGGTTTGACCGCGACACGTTCTTTATGGCGTATAACCTGAATCGTTCGGAATTCGCCGCGGCGGCGCGAATCGCCAAGGCGCAAGCGTAGGACGAAACACGCGGCGTTTCCCCCGCCGCGTGTCCGCCAGTAAATGCTGGCGCTGATGAGTCCCATCGGAAACACACACCCGCGAAAGCGGAAAGGAGCGGCAATGTCCGCGAATAAAGCACCGACGGTCATCGGTTATGACCCGCAACGTGAGCGCATCACGTACACATACAACGGTACGACCCCGCGGGAAATCCCGCTGGTGAGTGCCCGCAAGACCACACTCATCGCGTTGTCCAAGTATTTGGGCATCCAATTTGTGGGGCGTCCGCCGATGCATTTCGGCACCGATGCGATGTTGGCGGCGATTCGTAGCGGCGCCAAGACGTTGACGTACGAAACGGCGGGGCTGGCGTCATACACGCCGCCGACGGTGACGGTGCCCGCGGCACCTACGCATAATGCGACTGGTGTGGATGCGGTCATTGCGGAGGTGGCACGTCGTGCCGCCGCCGAGGTGCTGGCAGGCGCCAAGGTTGGCGTGGACAAGCGTGAGGTTGGCGAGATGATTATGGAATTGGTCGCGCCGACCGCTGGAGTGTTGCGTGATGAGATGGCGGCGTCACTGGATGCGATTCGCGGCGAGATGCAGGCGGCAATCGCGGACATGCGACCGCAGGTAACACACATCACGCTACCGTCCAAGCAGGTAGTGCAGGTGGCGGGGCGTCAACATGCCGAATTCGCCAATGTTCTCAAGGCTGTTTCGGCTGGTGTCCACGTGTACCTTGTGGGAGCGGCTGGCACTGGCAAGTCCACCATCGCGGAGAACGTCGCCAAAGCGTTAGGCGTCACGTTCGCATCCAAGAGCGTGACCGCGCAAACGTCCGAGGCATCGCTGGTCGGGTTCGTTGACGCTCACGGCAAGACGGTACGCACACCGTTCCGTGACGTGTTTGAGAACGGCGGCGTGTTCCTACTGGATGAGGTGGACAACGGCAACCCGAACGTTCTCAACGTGCTCAATAGCGCGCTTGCGAATGGCGTGATGGCGTTCCCCGATGGCATGGTCAAGCGTCACGAAAATTTCGTGGGCATGGCGTCCGCTAACACGTTCGGCAACGGCGCGACCGCGGAGTACGTGGGACGCAACCCGATTGACGCCGCGTTTCTGGACAGGTTCGCGATGGTCGCGATTGACCTAGACGAGGCGCTGGAGCAGTCAATGCTGGATTCGGTCGGGCTGGATGCCGCGGTCGCCAAGCAGTGGCTGGCGGCGGTTCGCCAGTCTCGCGAGAACGTCGCGAAGTACGGCTTGCGCGTCATCGTGTCGCCGCGTGCCACGATTGACGGCGCGAAACTCATCAAGGCGGGCGTGGACGTTGAGACCGCGTACAAGATGCGCGTTCTCAAAGGCGCCAAGACGGAGCAGGTGGACAAGATTCGGCAGAACGTTGTCCTTGCCTAGCCGCCACGGCATAATGA